ATGGGTAAGAAAAAAAAAGCGGCACCGGCACCAGCACCAGCACCGGCTCCCGTTGCAGTTCCAACTCAGTCATTGCAGACTCAGACTGCACTGGTTGAAGTTTCCGGCGCTCAATCGCGCCTTAACATGACACTCGGCTCTCAGCTTGATCAGCAAAACAAAGACTTTTTCACGACCCAGGATATTCGCCAAACTCAGTCTACAGGTGCAGAAACACGTTTAACTCTTGGCACACAAGGAGAGCAGGAACGTGCAACCATTGGAGCGAGAGGTGAGCAAGAACGTCTTGGAATTGGTGCAACTGGGGAGCAACAGCGGCTTGGCTACCAAACTCAGGGTGAGCAAGAGCGACTCAGCATTGGTGCCACCGGGAAAGAAACCCGTAAAACTGCGCTGCAACAGTACATGCAACAGAACTACGTTATGGGTAGGCAGCGCGATTGGGCACAAGATGCCTATCGCACAGGTGGTCCAAAAACCTCACAACCTAGTTCGGCACAACCAGGGATTGTTGAATAAAAAGCGTTACAATAAGCACCTGACGCTTTTTATCGATGCAGAGCTGGATACAGTCTTTAACTGAAAAAGACCGCGAATCCTTTCTTGCTTTTTGTAAGAAAACGTCTTCTCCGATTCAAATGTATCTGTATTCTCGATTTCTCGGAAATACAGGATCTATCGTGGAGTGCGACGACTGGGCCAAGGAAGAATTTAAGAAAAGAAACTTTAACGGAATTATGGAAATGGAGATTGACTCCATGCAGCAAGATATTGCCAAGCTTCGTGATGCAATCGATCTTGGCATGATCAAACAAGACATGGGGGCCTCCCGCATTGCCATGCTTCAAAAAGAACTTCGCGGGACCATTAAACAACTAAATGACGAAAAGCACTTAACTGATAAACAAGGTTTAATTCTTGCTGGCGCTGATCGCGCTCTTAGGGAGGTGCTACTGATCTTCCGTGACGACCCTATCGAAGGACCCCTTGAGGAGGCTTCTATGGCGGTGTGGACGAAGATCTTGCAAGAGGAGTCTTGAGGTGTAGTGCGCTAGGGTAAGCGCATGGCAGGGACCAGTCTGTATTCCGTTTACCGCAGAACCGCACGTGCTGCAGCGAAACAACAAGTTGTCAAAAAAACCTCCAGCATTGACGTTGAGAGGGCTCGTGTTGATTTCGCTTATTTTTGCGATGTTGTTGGAGATAAACCTCCTGCTGCTCATCATAAAGAGTGGCACAGGTACCTCTGCACTGGCGACAATACTGAATGTTTAATTGGTATTGGCGGACCCAATATTGACATTTTGGCCCCAAGGGGGTCCGCAAAGTCCACAGTTCTTGGTCTTTACACAGCCTGGTCAATTGGAATCCACGCTTTACACAAAAAACCGTTAAAAATCCTTTACATTTCTTACACGGTTGATGTTGCACGTCCCAAGAGTGCAGCAATAAAACGAATTATTGAAGAAAGTAAACTTTATAGGGAAATTTTTCCCATGGTAAAGATTGCTAAAGGGATCAACTCCAATGAATACTGGAGCATTGATTGGAAATTTGCAGGAATTAAATCCACTGGTGAAGAGGAATTTACTATTTGTTGTGCAGGACTCAAGGGTGCGGTGACTTCTAAGCGTAGCCACTTATGTATACTTGACGACGTTGTCAAAAGCGCCGACGATATTAAAAACCGCGACATCCGACAAATGATGGAAGACAACTGGAACTCAGTTATTGTTCCAACCATGTTTGAAGGTGGTCGAGCCATCTGTCTTGGCACCAGGTTCCGGCATGACGACATCCACAGCACTACCTTTACTCCTGTAAATGACTGGGTTCAAATCGTTCAATCCGCAATCACTGTTGACAATAGCGGAGATGAGGTTTCCTACTGGCCCGACATGTGGTCTTTGGAATACCTCCAAGATCGTCGCCGTCAAGCTCCTATCAGTTTTAGTTTTCAGTATCAAAACCAAATTGTTCAAACCAGTGACTTATCGATCTCACCTGACTTGATTGTTAAAGGTCAAATCTCCACCGAATTCGATTGCTTGGGGATCGGGGTTGACCTTTCTGCTGGCGTCAGAGAACGTAATGACTACACCGTCATGGTTCTTGGAGGCCGTGTTGGGGACAAGATCCACATTATTGATTGCAAACGCATCCGGATCATGGGAAACCTGGAGAAATTAGAGTCTTTAATGGAAATGTGTTACGAATGGGGAATTGTACATAAAGATGGAAACCAGTACCACGCAGGGGCAAGCCATGTTGACGTTTGGTCTGAAGCTGTTGCTTACCAGGCTTCCCTGGAGGCAGATTTTAAACGGATTTGCCTTGGCGACCACGGACTTTACAACATCAACTGGCACGCCGTCAAAGGGTTCCGTGGGGATAAGGTCGCACGCTTTAGGGGGATCATGGGCCTGTTCGAGCAGCGAAAGCTTGTGTTTAACAAATATCGAAAATTTCAGGCACTGACTGACGAAATCGTTAATTTTGGCGTAAGCTCACACGATGACTGTGTTGACGCCTTGATCTGGCTCTGCAACGGATTAGTGACCAGGGGTAAGCTTGAGTTGGAATATTAGGGTTAAAGTAATCTGGATTTAAACTTATAAAATCACTCAACAATGTCTACCGGATACTACATCATCGAATTAGATCAGGACGCATACGGTTCCGCTGTTGTGCCCTTGCCCGACGAATTGTGCCACGACATGGGATTATCCCCAGGTGAACGTTTTGACGTTGAAGTGGAGGATGATGTGATCACCCTTAAAAGGTTGCACGCCGGTTACGAAATTGAGGCATAATAGCTACAGAGTCTCCTAACGAATGTCCGAAAACAAAACCATCCTAGAAGATTTTATCCGGTCAGCCGTCAACAGGGATTCGGACGGTGGTGCCGATACCATGCTGTTGAACGCCCACCTGTCCCAAATGAAAATGTTTGGTGTGCGGCAAGGCGTCGAGTTTTATCCGAATCAGGACAACTTCGGAACTCAGCGGTTTGACTTCATTCAACAGGTCATCAAATTTAACAAGCTAGACGCCCGGCTTGATTCCATCTGGGATCGGTTTTTAGCTTACGGCAAAGGTCTTTTCTATATCCGCCCCACCAAAAAAACATACCGCCTGTATTGGTTTGACAGGGATGCGTATCGCACATATTACACACCAGAAGGTGACCTAGAAGAAGTCATCATCATTTATCCGTACAAGGTCAAATCTAGTCGTGGGTTCGGCGGTGTTGGCCTCTCAACCGATAAGCGTTACATGCGGCTGCGGATTACCGCCACGGAAATTGAAGAGTGCCATAGCGAACAGGAGCTGTCATTTGACACTGCTGTGGAGTACGCCACTATGGGCAACACCACCAAAACCGTCAATAGCATGGAGTTTATCCCGTGTGTTGAGGTTTTCAATAACCCCGACGCCTTTGGCACTGACGGACATGGGGAGTTCGAGTGGTTGTCCAATCAAATCATCGCCCATGATGAGATGGTTAAAAACATCAGGGCAAACCTCTCCTTCTTTGGTAACCCGACCTTGCTGTCTTCTCGACCAAAGCAAGATATCATTGAGAAAGCAGACGGTGATATTTCCCAACGCCCCAGTATTTCCAGTCAGTCTGGGTTCCAATCTGAGTTCAGCCTTTCCAGTTCTACTTATAAATCTGATAACGTAACTCGTCAAAGTCCCGGTTACTACGGCAAGCCTGGCAGTGGCATGCGGGTTCCTAGAGTTATCGCCAACCTGGAGCCATCAGATCGAGTCGGGTTTATTACCCCCAACGCAATTAGCGCTGATCAGGCGCGGTATGCCGAACAACTGCGTAGTGAGATCCGGCTTGCTTTAGGTGGCATCGACGACCTTAGTATTACTAATGTAACCGCTACGGAGATTAAATCAGCCTATGGACGAGTAAGTGCAACAGCCAAGAAAAAGTGCTTACAACTTTATAACTACGGTATTTGTAAATGCCTTGAGTTAATGGTCTTTCAGGAGGAGCAGATTTTCCGTAAATCGTTAGCTTTTGCTTCCGGAATTAAATATCCTGATCCTCCTGCTGACCTAGAAGACGAAGCCTTACAGGCTAAGTACGAAAAACAAAAAGCAGCGTATGAAAAGAAACTGCAAAAAGCTATTGATGTTGCAGTTGAAACAAAGGAAGTGCCTCCAGGTGTTCTTGGACTGGCTCCTGACGGTGATAGGGCGGTCTGCTGGCGCTGGATGGGACCCGTTTATGAAGACACGACACAGGACAAACTTAACCAATCCATCTTTACCCGGAACCTACAGGAGTTAGGTGTTGATAGCATAGAAGCACTGAAGTATTTATTCCCTTCAAAAACGGACGACGAAGTTGCTGGCATGCTCAGCGGATTCCCGTTCCGGATGGTGGGACAAGTACAGAAAGCAATGGCCACATTTATTGATCTCGTAAATCAACAAATGAGGACTCCCCATCCGCAGCAGCCGAATTTACCGATGGCTGCGGATCCGAGACTTGATCTCACCCCCTTCCTTTACCGAACTCTCGAAAGCCTACAAAAAGAGGTAACCTATGCAGGCCGATACCGCAATGCCGACCCAGTCGGCACCCCAAGTATCCCAGACCCAGCCGATCAGCTACGCGGCTCCAGTAATGCAGCAGACGGCGGCTCAGGCACCTTCGGTGGCAACAACTTCTCAATGGGTGGCGCCTTACCAAACAGCGGTGGCCCCAGCCCCGCAAATGCAGGCCCAGATGGGGGTCCAACAACCCCAGTACAACCCTACAGCGTCGTACCCCCAAGCGTACCAGGCAGCCCCACAAGCGCCCCAAGCGGACAACCCTTACAAGTCGGCGTTCAACAGCCTGGTAGGACTCCTGAGTTCGCCCGTCCAATTCCCCTTCCAGGGTCAACAATCGAGCGCGAATCAGCAGACCGTTCCCGCCAACTACAATTCCCAGGTAGCACCAACTCAGTACAGCAACCAGGGGACGCAGACCTATTTGCCTGGGATCAACAACAACCAGGCTTACTCCAACAGTTATTCCCAAACTTCTCAGGAAATAACAGCAGACCAGCTCCGCGCAAACGGAGTAAGTGATGCCAGCCTCCAGGTTATTGATTATTTCGGTGCTGATGCCCCCGCTGTTCTTAATACCTACGCTTGTAACATTGAGGATGCTCTTATCCAAACCAATGAGCAGCTCATCCAAGCAGTGAACCTGCTCCAAGAACTGTCTCAGGAGCATCGCGCTTATGAGACCATCCTGACTGATCCTGATGTTCTGGCCGACTACACTTGTGAGTTCTTCGGTGAAAACGGTCCTTACCCCGTTCCCGATGACGCTCCTGTCTACGGTCAGCAAGTGGGTCAACAGTTTGTGCGTCCTGCTGGCGCCCCTATGGCCCCTCAGCGGCCTGAAATGCCTGCTCCCCCGCAGCCCCAGGCTCAAGGCAACCCCGGCGATTTCTGGAACAGCTTCGGCTCCCTGGCAGAGCGCGATCCTGCAAACGCATGGCGCTATCTGAACCAAGCTTCGGCCAACCCTGAAGTCTTCCGTCAGAAGCTTCTGGTGATGGAGTGATACTCGGAAAACGAGTAAACACCATTTATCAGAAAATTAACTAAACGTAGAATAAGGGGTAGCAAAGGCTGCCCCTTTTTTATTTAATAATATGGCTATTCGTGATAAAGTCGCAATGCTTGTTTCGCAGCTTAGCCCAGTGATGCAGGCTGCCGGAGCAAATGTTGCAGGCATGGGGGCCAACGCTCTTCAAGAAGGAGCAAACGTGCTAGCCGGTGCAGGAGATGCAGCTTTTAGGCAGGGTGGTGTAATGGGTAACGTGCAACCACCACTATTAAGCGCCTCGAATATGTTGCGTTCCGGCAGTTTAAACCTTCTCGACATGGGACCGGGCGGACGAACAGCACTCGGATACGGTGCATTGGGAGCAGGGACTCTTGCTGCTGGCGCAACTGCTGGGGCTGTAGCTAATCAAGCAAAGAAGAAAAGAGCACGCCTTGCTGGTCAGAACTTAGGTGCACAACTTGGTGTTCAGATGCCAGGTCTTGTCTTGATCAATTAAGTTTAGAATAGTAAACAAAGAGCATAGCTCCTTTTTAATTAAGGTTATAAACATGGCAGGAAAAGCTAACGTTGGCGCCAGAGCCTCTCAGTTTCTTTCGCAGATCGGAACTGCAGGTGGACCTGTCGGTGCAATGACAGCGCCTAACCTTGTTGCTTATGGTGCGGGTAATCTTCAAGCACAAGTAGCTGCTGGAAATACCGACGAGTATTTTAGGCAACGTGGGGCTGGGTCAACTGCCGTAGTTGGTACCCCTCACAGTCAATCTGTACCCATGGCTGCCAACCTGTCCGATGGGTATCTGATGCTGAACCAACAGGGCTCTCCTCTTCCCATGCACGGCTTGATGGGTGCACACAACGCCAAAGCCGCGCAGATTACGCAAGACAGCATGCTCACAATGGACCAGCGCATGCTGACCGGCATGATGCCTTTTACCGGCCAACTACCAATTGGTAATGCTGTTGCCGCTGCTCAACAACTGGGTGCAAAAGCAGCACAACAACGTGCTCGGAACTAATCATGAATTCATCTAAAGCAAAACAAGCTAAATCCAAGGCCAAGGCTCGGACAAAGCAAAAAACAGCAGATACTGCGCAACAAGCTGCTCAGATGGCAGCCCTGCAGCAGCAGCAAATGGCTGCACAGGGTTTGACGCCTGAGATTCAAGCCCAACAGATTGCAATGCAGGACAGGACCTCAACCGTAAACCCTTATCACCGCATGGGTCCGATGCCGAACAACTATTACAACCCCGGCAACGTCATCGGCGGTGGATATGGTCCCCAAGGTTAATAACGGCAATAAGTAAGTTTCTGCTATAATTTTATTAATGGGACGGAAGTTCCAGGCCAGTAATGGCACGAACCTTGAAAATTGAATAAATTTTCCAGATTTTTGGTTCATTACTACCATGGATCTTTCCAGATCCTGGTATCAGCTAAACCCTTACGCTGAATTACCAACATGTTTATTGATAAGTAATGTTGTCACCTTGGCGAGCAATCGTTGAGTGAAAACCGGATGAATTCAGGGAAACCCTAACGTTAAGACGAGGGCAATCCTGAGCCAAGCCAACCAAGTTCGTGGTTGGAAGGTGCAGAGACTAGGCGGTGAATGACGCTTCATTCGTAATACGCCATTAGCGTCCGGCACCCCACTGGGGTGAAGAGATAGTCCACCCCTTCAAGAAATTGAAGATTAGGAGAACGACTTTCCCAAGCTGTTGGGTGCGGAGCTGTACCGCCCTCATCCAGCCTACATCGTCGAAATGGCCGCAGAACCTGTGGTTGTTCACGATTTTACAAAACAGCCTGGACAAACTGTCCAGCTTGACCGTTAAACGATAGCGGTCATTAAATCCTGTGAATTGCTGGAAACCCTTCAACATGGTAACATGACAGGGCAATCAGCAGCCAAGCCAATCAGAAATGGTTGGAAGGTCCAACGACTACCTTTGGTCACTTGGAAAACCTCTCTTTTACAAAAGCCTGTACTTTAGGGGACGGTTGTTTAGGCCGCCCCAAAAACAAACAGACTTGTTACATCTCTTTTACACATTCAGAAAAGCAAAAATTTTTTCTTGAGTGGAAATTAAAAAAGATTAACAAAGAACTGGGCACTAACGGCTCAGTAAATTCTAGAGAGGGGTTTGATAAACGAACAGGCAAGTATTACCAAAGCTGTCAAGCTATGGTGACTAGCAAAAAGCTTTTATCCTTTAGGGAAGAGCTTTATCCTTCTGGTAAAAAACAAATCTCTAAAAAATATTTAGATGATTTGGAGTTAGAAGCGTTAGCCGTGTTTTGGATGGACGATGGTTGCGTTGTAAGTTCAAATAATGTTGGACTTTTGGCAACATATTGTGACATTGAACAGGCTACGACAATTGCTCAGTGGATACACGATTTAACCGAAGTTAACCCAAAACTTTATTTAGATCGTGGGCTATACCGGTTAAGGATTACGCGAAGCGAAATGCCGAAATTTATCTATACCATAAAGCCACACATGCTTTCTGGTTTTTCCTATAAAGTGTCCCTGCAATTTAAAAACAAAACTAAAAGTTCTGTTCTATACGCAGCGAGTCTGAACCTCCAATTTGTGGAGGAAGACAATAAGAAGGCACGAGCGCAGGACAAATGATTAAAAGTCATTTGATGATATAGTCTGACCTTACGGGATGACAAACCGTAAGAATCAAAGGATAAAGAGCCTTTGAGATAACACTTGTACCGTTTCTGGGGCAACCCCGGTACCAAGACCAGCCGCGAGCGTACCCAGGATCAAACCATCGGTACTGCAAGCAGCCGGGCTATTGTCAAGGACAAGGTTCTGGTGTCTCTTCGTGAGTACACCGGCCCTGCAGACCCGAGCAACGCTAACGCTCCGAGCACCTTCAAGATTGCTCGTGAGACTCTGATGACGGCTCAGCGTCTGCTGCTGGACACCGGGAACCTTAACATGTTCCACCAGTCCATTGGTTCGCTGACCCTGCTTGACGACTATCGTCGCTGGCGTGACCGGGTGTTCCTGGACGAAATGGCCAAATCGGAAACCCGTGGTCAGTCCGGCGATACTCAAGGTGGTTACTACTACCCCAACGGTCACACTCGCACCTCCGGTGTTGTTTCTACTTATACCGCCACCGAATTTGCTTCGGAGCGTTATAAGTTCAACGTTAAGACCGACCTTCTGGAAGTGGTTCGTCAGCTTCGCAAGCGCAACGTTCCCGTGTTCCAAGACGGTTACTACCGTTGTATCGCTGACCCCACGTTCATGCGCGACCTTCGTGCTGACCAGGGCTTCCGCGAAGTTGCGCGTTACCCCGGCATGGGCCAAGGCAACCCTCTGATGGGCGCTGGCGGTCCTAACCAAGCAATCTACGGTGGCGGTCAGTACGGCCAAGCCATGTTCGTTGCTGGCGAGCCCGTGATGCCGACCGGTTTTGTGTTTGAAGGTGTCCGTTTCTTCGAGTCCACCAACTTTGCTAACAAAACTGCAACTGTTGACCTTGGTGGCGGCGGTGGTTCCTTAACTACCAACACTCCCCCTGGTCTGTTCTTCGGTCCTCAGGCAGTTGGCGTCGGTATTGGCGGTCCCAATGCTCAGGTTCTTATTAACAACAACGACGATTTCAGCCGCTTTATCATTCTGATTTGGCAACTGTACGCCGGTTTTGCTAACCTGAACAAGGACTTCATTACCTCTGCTTTCACCATCGCTCCTTGAGGTAACTAACAATGGCACTTTATAAAACTGGTGCTGGTGATATTCTCCAGCCTGGTGCTCAGATTAACCGCCTTTCCTCCTTCAACTCTGAAGCTGTTTACGGTTGGCCCGGTATTGCTGCTTATGAACTGATTGCCTATGTGCCAGTCAGTAACGCAAGTGGCGCCGCCGCTAACTTCAAAAGCCTAGATCTGATCATCCCTTCCCCCGACCGTCGCACTGACGACCGTGTTCGTGACGACAGGACATCCCTAGTTGTTCCCGGCTCTTCGGCGGCTCCTTCCTATGTGTATGGCGCTTCTATCTCCATCGCAAGGGATCTCCCCGCAGGCACAGTAGCTGATCCGGCCCCCGGCTTCCCTGCCACTCCGGTGACTGCTGATCTAAGGACCACCAACGCTTCAGATATTCTGATTCTCGGCCCCACCTCCAGTGGTGCTCCTGTCGGTATTCCTGCTACGCAGGCTACTGGCGTGAACATTGCTAGTGCGTGGCTCACCGCTTCGAGTAACGTAATTGCTCAAGGCGCAGGTGCCACCTCTGGCGGTGGTACTACCGGCGGCTTCTTGCCTTTTGTTAGCTCAGTGACTGGTACCATTGCCAACACTGACTTTGCTAACTCGATGATGTACAGGCTGACTGCAGCGACGACCTTCCGCGTCTCTACAGTTACGGCCCTCACCTCCGTCACCGCAACTGGTGGTGGTGTGTTCATCTCCGACGCTGATATTGCAGCCGGCAAGAAAGCTTACATTCTTGCTCGTATCAATTACCTCCAGGCGGAACCCGCTGTGTCTTGGAACGAAATCCAAGGCTTCATCGACTTTGCTTCCCAAGTGGGCGGCGACGACAGCTGATCCATTTCTGGAGTCAACAATTAAGCGGGTCCCAGTGGCCCGCTTTTTTATTGCCCTAGCGCTTTTGAGTAAACCTTGGTATTGTACTGGTAGTTACTATCCTTACGAATGCTGTACCGGTACAAGCCAACAGGAGCGCTCCTTGAAGTCGTCACTATGCACGGGGAGGGAATCCTTATGTGCGTAGATGCACAGGACGAAGTCCTTTATGTTGAAGAGGATGACCTTGTCCCCCAGTTGGACGCCACAACGCAAAAACTGCAAACTGAGGAGCGCTTGACGGGTCAGCTGCAGCAAGAGGGTGTTAATCCAGCAAAACCAACCAATAAAGAAACTTTCCCCCTTGACAACAGGCTTAACATCAATACTGCAAGTGCTCGTCAGATTGCAGACACCCTCCCCGGTGTTGGCTTAAAAACAGCACGCGACATTAAAGATTTGCAAACTTCAATGACTGGAGAGAAATTCACACGTCTTGACCAACTCAAGAGCATTAAGCGAGTTGACTGGGATGAGATTATTACTGAAAATCTTATCCGTGTAGAATGACAAAGTACGTCACATATTACGTACACCAACCATTCACTGTTGTTAAGTAATGCAACTTGACACTTTCCTCCAGTCGAAAGTTCGCTGGCATCTGGGATTCAATAACACATCTGTCCCTGCTGGCGACCAAGCTCGATTGGAGGAAGCTGTGAATAACATTCCAGATTCGTTCTGGTATAGCAAAATTGTCGAACAGGTGAGTCGGTGCGACGAAGCTGAAAAGCAAACCGACATGACGGGTAGCGTGAATAATTTTACAGTCCCGAAGAATCGTCTTGAAAACATTGCGGGTGATGTTTCGCGTACAATTTCTACTTCGGATTTCAAAGAAACCTTGAAAACCTGGACGACAATTTATATATACGAGACGGATCGATTAGCCTCCCATCTCTATGTTCCCAATTACAGAAATCCTGAACAAGCGCGGTACCGATTTAATCGGGAAGGTGCTGAGTTCATCCAAGCCCTACCTGGTCCAGCTGACGTTGCTGTTGGCACTCGTCTTATGTTTGAAACCAGCTTCCGCTAAGCCCAGACCCATGGCATTGACTAACGCTCAAATTCTACAGCTTGCACAAGGTGCCGGTTTTAGTGGCAATGATGCGCAAACAATGGCTGCCATCATCAAAGCTGAGTCCAGTGGCAATCCCTACGCGCACAACCCAAATAGGTCCACTGGGGACAACTCTTATGGGTTGTCTCAGATCAACATGATCGACACCCTTGGCCCGGCCCGACGCAAAGAGTTTGGATTAAAAAGTAACGAACAGCTTTTTGATCCACAAACGAACCTTCGTGCTGCCAAACAAGTAAAAGATTCTTCTGGTTTTTCCGCCTGGACTACATATAAGTCAGGAAAATACAAACAGTTTCTGCCCGAACTTCAAAAAACTGCGGTAGGATTACCCAGCAACCCACCCACAACTCAGACTACACAGCAGACTGCACAGCAACAACTTCCTGGAGGCAACACATATAATTTTCATCTAAGTGGTGACGACGCAGCTTCTAGAGATTTCTTAACAGCCTACCTGCCTAAGGTAATGGAGCAACAATCCAAACCTGAAACCATGTTTGACCCGCTTTCACTTCTGACTGCGGCTTTTAATAGCGGCGGTAATTACGGGACGTACTAATGGCAGGGCTTATTGATGCTGGATATGTTGCGCGTCCTGAAGAAGACGTTTTTGCCACCACTGGTGCGCATCTTGATGTACGTGTTCTTAAAGACGGCAAATACATCAATCCAGAAACAATACGTTCTTTACTGACTCGCTTAAAAGTTGGTAAAGAACGCAAGCCCCTTTGGCAGCAGCAGGGTTCTACGTGGAAACCTGCTGCGCCTATTACATCAGGGTTCGGCCCTAGGGTTGCGCCAACGGCTGGGGCCTCTACCTATCATCCAGCACACGATTATGGAGTAGGGGCTGGCACGCCGCTCGCCTGGGAGGGACCCGGCACGTTTACCCCTAACAGAGGCTACGGGAGTATTAAAACAACCGATGCTCAAGGCACTCCTTACGAGATTAAACTTCTTCATACAAAGGGTGGCAAACCTTCTGCTGTGGCTCCCGCTGCACAGCAG